GAACGATCAGTTCGGTGGTGCTGCAGCTACTAAGGCAGAGACTTTTGGTGGACAGTTAAAGATTCTGTCTGGTCAGTTTGGTGAAATCATGGAAACAATAGGTGCAGCCCTTCTGCCTTATCTGCAAAAGTTCACAGACTTCTTGGTCAAGAATGTTGCGCCAGCCATTCAACGCGTCACCACAGTCATCGGTGAGAAAGGTTTGGTGGCTGGATTACAGCAACTTGTTTTTGAATCGGGTGGTGCTGGTAAAGGGATTGTGAATTTTGTTAAGACTGTTGCTGTTGCTTTTGCGCATTTAATCAATATTTCTTCAGATGTTTATTATGCAGCTAAAGGGGCAATACTTGCGTTGAACCCTTTCAAGATAGGTGAAGCTGCAAAGGCATTTGCTCAGGTAGGTAAAGACAGGATAAATATTGACGCGCTCAAAGGTTCTTTTGATTCTTTGACTACTGCTGGAAATCAATACAAACTCAGCATCCGTGATGCGATCAATCAGCAAACAAACTTCAAGGGTTCAGCACAAGATTTAGGTGGTGAATTGGGTGGTAGTGGCAAGTCAGTTACGAAGACCCTAAAGACTGCAACCGAAAAGTTGAAGGAATATGGTGACGCTTTGAAGTCCACAACTTCGGCACAGAAGTCGTTTGCTGATGCTCAGAAGGGTACGGCTAGTGCTACGAAGTCGAAGGCTGATGCGGATATGGCTGTGGCTAAAGCGCAGGCAAGGTTGGATCAGGTGTCGCAGGGGTTTGGTGCTGGTTCGCCGGAGGCGTTGGCTGCGCAGACGGAGTTGGCTAAGGCTCAGCGTGGTCAGGAGCGGGCGACGTTTGCGGTTGAGGAGGCGATTTATTCGGTTGCTGATGCTGAGATGAATTTGCGTAAGGTTCGTCAAGACCCTGAGTCTTCTCCTATGGATGTTCGTCGAGCAGAGTTGGCGTTGGCTGAGGCGAAGTTGAGTGTGTCTGATGCGACTGATTCTCAGATTGATTTGACTAAGGAGTTGAATACTCAGCAGGGTATTTTGAATGACACTATTTTTGGTGCGACGATTGGTTCTCTTGTTTATGATGAGGCTTTGCAAGCAGTTAATGATGCGAAGGATCGCCAGTTTGCTGCAGCTGAGGCGTTGGCTGATGCGATTGATAAGGAGCGTGAGGCTCAAGATAAGTTGAATGAGTCAATCAAAACGACGATTGATTTGATGGCTAAGTATCCGAAGGTGTTGGGTAGTATGCCTAACCCGATGGCTGGGGTGTCGGGTCAGCCTGCTAACACGGTTGGCTCGCTTGCGCTCCAGACTCGTTCTGGGGATACGTATGCGATCAATATCAACGCTGCGATAGCTGATGCTGGTGTACCTGATTTGGTGGTTAAGGCTTTGCAAACATATAACAAGACGGTTGGCAAAATCCCAGTAAGTGTCAGGTAGTCATGGCTGTTGTTGTTCCTAACTGCGGTACCTACATGGTCGAGATGGACTACGGTTCGACAACGAATGCGTTTCGTTTGGACGATGCTGTTGCTGGTGTGCTGGACTCGACAACTTATGTTCTTGACGGTACACCGCTATATGTAGATGTGACCACATATGTTAAAAGTGTTTCTATTAATCGTGGACGGCAGAACAGATATCGTGATGCCACAGGTCAGCCAGGATCAGCAACGATTATTTTGGAGGATCGTGACTTTTATTTTTCTTTAGTCAATACTGGTTCCCCTTACTACAACGCAACACAGGCACGTCTGGGATTTGAATTGAACTCAAACGTGCGGATCAGTAGAAACGGAACCTACCTATTTGTTGGCATTATCAGCCAATACAACCAGTCCATTGAGAAACCTAACCGCTCATTGGTAACCATTAGTTGCTCAGACAAACTATTCGGTTTGAATAATGTTAAAACTCCTGCGTTCACACCAGTCGTTGAATATGCTGGGTCAAGAATCAACAAAGTTCTAACCAATGCAGGTTTGTTTACTGGTGCCACAGATCGTGACATCGTTACAGGTGTAGCCAAACTTGGCACCGCAGCAGTAGATGAATCAGCATCAGTCCTCGAATACTTACAACGTATAAACAACTCTGAACAGGGACGCATCTTCATCAAAGCCAATGGCGCGTTCGCCTTTGACCAGCGTTTAACAGGAGAGTTCCAAGCCATTGAAGCCACCCTTGCCGATACTGGTGGCACCGCTATCCCATTCACCGAATTTGACATTGTGAGCAACTGACATGGCTGGGCCACTTTATACATACAGCGCAAAAGAATTAGCCGGAGCAGGCAACCTTGCTGACTCTGTTGCAGCACCATCAGTTCAACGCCCCAACGAGTTCACCCCAACCAACCCATCGGTAATCAATACTGTCAACGTTGGTATCGCGCCAGCAGCCCCAACCGTAGGCACACTTAACACCACCATCCAATACGCCCAAGCCATCGCATCTGATTCAGTAAACCAATTCGGAACCCAATCCACCCCAGTCGTCATCACCCTCCTAGAAACTTTGGATGATGCAGGTGACTTGGCCTCATATCTGATTCAACCTTTACCGAAGTTTTGGTTCGGCAACATTCGGATTGTGATGAATGGTTTGACTGACGCGCAACGCACCACCATCACCAACTTGGATATTGGTTCACAGATTTCGGTGACTAAAACCTTCCCTAAATCCACCCCGTCAACGGTGACACAGCTGATGGCGTTGGAGGGGATCAGCCATGACATCAGCCCTGACCGTCACATCGTCACCTTGTACACGAACCCTGCACGTATCTATACATACTTTATTTTGAACAGTTCAACATTGAATGACGATACGAAGGGTTTGGGTTAGACTTCCCATATGGCTACAACTCCATATCCGTTCGTTTCTGGTGCGACCCTCACCGCATCACAGTTAAATTCGACATTCAATATCCCTGTAAGTGCTAAGACCGCTAGTTATGTTTTAGTTGCTGCTGACGCTGGTACACGTATCACGATGACTTCAGCATCGGCTACAACGATCACGGTTAATACCTCGATATTTAGTGCTGGCGACAGTTTAGAAATCGTCAACCTTTCGACTGGTGTTTGCACGGTAACGGCTGGAACTTGCACAGTTTCAACTACAGGTACATTGGCGATGGCACAAAATGCGTCAGGCAAATTGGTGTTCATTAGTGCATCAGCTGCAATTTATATTGCTGGTGATGTTGCAGGTGCTGCAAGCACGTTTGCGATTTTTAACGAAACACAGGCATCTGGTACTGCTGGCGGTGCAAGCGTTCAAACCACCTACACAAAACGCACCTTCAACACCACAGTTGTCAACAACATTGGCGCAACCCTCACTTCAAGCGTCATTGCTTTAGTCGCTGGCACATATCGAGTGTTTGCCATGTCACCACATTTCAACTCGAATGCTGTTGCACTTCGCCTACGAAACACAACAGACAGCACAACAACGATCTCTGGCCCGAACAACTATTCTTTGAGTGCTTCTGGTTGTTATACAGAATTAGACGGATATTTCACCATTACAGGCACAAAGAACTTTGAGGTGCAGTACTACCAAACTGGTGCAGCGGTTGCTTCAAACGGTTTAGGTGTGCAACTTAGTTCTGCTGGTGTTAGCGAAATATACGGGCAAATCACGATTGAAAAGATTGGCTAATGGCAACTCAAAAGCAAATCAACGCCCAGATCGGTAACGCCACTCGCGAACTTGCACCTGGCACAACATGGAAATTCAATGAACCAGGTGACAGTTACGCTTGCCTTGAGTGGATGGATGACCCAGCGTTGCAACCAACTGAAGCTGCAACAATGGCTAAAGCAACCGAACTTGCAAACAAGTAAATCCATGAATGACATTGCATCTGAAGTCATTACTCCGTAGCCGTTGGCTAGTTGTTTCCCCTGCACTTTTAGTTTCACTATTTAGTTTCGTTCCTTCGGCTGAGGCCTTCCAGGTTGGGTTGAACGCGGTTGGTTATACCGTCACCGAAATCCCACCTATCAAATCAGATACCGCTTATGTCGAGTGTGGTCGTGACGTGGTGCCGTTCATCAACGTCACCTTTGATTATCAGCAGAACTTGTTTGGTGATTGTGGTTGGGATTTGTTTTTGGTTCATTACACGGGCTACCTGCAAATCCCTGAGCATCAGACCTTGCAGATGTGGGTTGCATCCGATGATGGTGGAACAGTCAAGATTGGATTAGACGAGTTTGGGGTTTGGCAAGACCAAGGGTGCAGCGCGACTGAGTTTGATTTGAGTGCAACACCAGCTGGCTCATATCCTCTTGATGCCTGGTTCTATGAGAACGGTGGTGGGACGTGCTTCATGTTGGCTTGGAACATTGATGACACAGGTTGGACGATTGTGCCACCTGAAGCATTTACGAGTGAGCCACCTACGACAGCAACACCACAAGTATCAACAACATTCCCATCGACCACGATGCCAGAGTCCACCACATCTAGCGTCCCGCCAAGTACAACGGTAGAACCACAAACAACATCAACAGTCCCAGAAACAACTTCATCAACTACCAGCTCCTCAACGACGACTTCAACGACCACGACCTCGACTGTTCCCGTGACGCTTTATATACCGCCAACAACAACAACCGAACCGTCAACAACGACAACAGAACCCATACCGGAGTCTCAGTCAACCACAACCACGACAGTTGCAGAAATGACCACAACGACAGAGAATGTGACCACAACGACATCGGTACAGCCTACCCCCACAACCCAACCTGAGAACCCCACCACAAGCGTCCTGAGCCTCCCAGATGAGACTGAACCACCACTCAGCGACCAAGAGCTAGTAGCCGTATTGGACGCGTTAGAAACGGCTGACAAGGCTGAGGTGCAAGCATTAGTTGAGCAGGTGTTGGCAAAGGATTTGGACACCAGCCAAGCAGCGTCACTCGTCTCCAACCCAACCATTCTAGCCTCGGTTACGAGTGAGCAGGCGGTTGCTTTGTTTGAGGAGATTGCGCCAACGGAGTTGAGTCCTGCTGAGGCTGAGGCTGTGGTGGCTGCGGTTCAAGATGCGCCTAGTTCTGTGCGTAAAGCGTTCGAGTCTGTGCTGAATATTTTCCAAGGTTTCGCTGACACTTATGTTCCACTCAACTCAACGGTGCCTGTGAAAACTCGTCGTGCGTTGATTGCGCTATCTGCTGTATTCTTGACCGTAGCCCCTGCACCTAGTCGAAGGAATAAGTGATGAAGTTTTGGGGTGAGTTCCATGCGTTGATTTGGACTATCG